ATGACCTGCAGGTATTCCGGCGCCGACTGGCGCGATGAAATTTACAACGCGGTGCGCCAGACACCCGGCGGCCTGAAGGCTGCCGCTGCGTTCCTCACCGAGCGCCGTGGCCGGTCAATCCACGCAGAGACGCTGCGGGCCAAGTTGCGCCACATCGACGGCGAGTCCATCAGCATGGAAATGGCCGAGATGCTCACCGAGTGGTTGCAGGAAATGCGCCGGCCCGACGCGCTCGGCTGGATCCACGCCTTCAACGGCCGATTCGGTATGGCCGCTGAAACGGTTGATGCGCCGCCGCCTGGTGGCTGGCCCAACGAGGTGACTGCGCTGTGCGAAAAGTTGCTACACCTGGGGGTGGCCGGCGGGAAGCTAACCGAGCTGGGCCTCAAGGCTGCTGCTGATGGCTCGATCGATGAAGCCGAGGCCGACGCGATCACCGAGCAGGCGATGGCCGAAATCCGCCTGCTTTTTCGGCTGACGCGTAACGCGCAGCGGGCTGCACACGCGGCGCGGAAGGGAGCGTAAGCCGGTGAGCGCAAAGATGTTTGGGATGGTGTTCGACCACTATCCCGGCGGCGGCAACGAACTGCTGCTGGCCTTGAAGCTGGCCGACAACGCGGACCAAGACGGCGGAAGCATTTTCCCGTCCGTGGGGACGCTGGCGGCGAAGACGCGCTTGAGCGAGCGCACGGTGCAATACCAGCTCAAACGGATGCTCGAAATGGGCTGGCTTGAGAAGGTACGCGAGGGGTTTGGCGGTGGCCGCGGTGGTGGTTTCGGCCGCGCCCGTGAGTACCGGATTTCGCCCGATTGGGTACGCGCTTATGACGGCAGCCTGCCACTTGCAGAGCGGCCAGTCTGGACGCCGCGCAGTGCCGGGACGGCCACGGAAGCAATCCATAAAGAAATGGGTGCAAAAACTGCACCCATTTCCCAGGGATGCGAAGCCTCTGTCCAGTCCAACCGCGCAGCGCAAAGCCCCCAATCGCCAGCAGGCTGCACGAATTGCCAGTCTGAAAGCCTTCAAGTCCGATCGGTGCCCGTTGAACAGGCTACGGCCCGCTCATCGAGTCGACCGAAAAGGGGTGCAGAAATTGCACCCATTTCCTGCGACATGGCCCGAAAAGGGGTGCAACCACGCGCAGAAATGGGTGCAATAGCTGTTGCGGAAATGGGTGCAACAGCTATTGCACCCTATCCCCCATTAACCGTCATAGAACCAAATACCCCCCAACCCCCCGCCGACGCGGGGGGCGTGCAGATCGGTTTTGAAGACTTCTTTGCCGAGTACCCCCGCAAAGAGCACGAGGCTCGCGCTCGGCAGCAATGGGCCAAGCTCGATCCGGATCATGGCTTGGCCGCCGAAATCGTTGCAGCTGTCCGTGCCCAGGTTGCCGGCCACCAATGGCAGCGGCTCATGCGTGAGCAGCGGGGGCACTTCATCCCGCTGCCGGGGAACTGGCTGCGCAACGAACGGTGGCTGGACGTGGTCGAGGTATCCATCGCCGGGTCGATCCTCTCGCAGTGGTGGCTGACGCTCGAAGGCACCCAGGAAAAAGGGCGCGAGCTGGGCAAGCCGTACAGCCTGAAAGCGCTCGGCAACGCTTACACCGATGACCAGCTGCAGGCCCATAACCGCCGCTATCGCGAAGAGATCGAGGCGCTCGACGCGAAGACCAGGAGGCGCGCATGACGACCACTTCGGCATCCGCCATCCGTCGCGTTTCCCCTTCTACGTTCCTTCCCAACCCCGAGAAATCATCCATGCTGAACGACGGCATCGACACCCAGCTCAACCGAATGTTGGTCGCCTGGCACCGCTGGTCTGCTGGCTTTCAAGACGGGCGAGGCTACCCATCGGTGACGGCAATCTGCCGCAGTGCGAAAGACTGCCGGCAGTACGACGATGAGGATGATCTGCTGGACGATGCCATCGACAGCGGAGAGATTGATGCCTTGGATTCGGCCATTGATCAAGTGCCTCAGCCGCATCGCACCGCCCTTGCATTCCAGGCTCGCAACCTTTCGTCGGGTGCGGCTGTGTGGGCCTCGCCGAGGTTGCCGCATTCGGTTGAAGAGCGGGCCGTGCTGCTGATGGAGGCGCGAAATATGTTGATGAGACTGCTTGCGGCCCGAGGAATTCTTTCGTAATATCCGCCCCGTCTGGACAGTCACGTCCAGAATTTATCAGGCCTCGCAATCGCGGGGCTTTTTCGTTTCTGGCTCTTCATGCCCATATCCGCTCCTCGCCCCTGCAACTTTCCGTGCTGTCGGTTGTTGGCGGTAGCCGGCGGCCGATGCGTTGACCACCAGCGTGAAGCCTGGGTTAAGAGGCCGGACGCCACCAAGCGTGTCACCGGTCGCCGCGGTCAAGCCATGCGGTCGGCTCTTTTAGCTCGCGATCCTTTGTGTGCCGAGTGCAAGAAAGCGGGCCGTGTCACTCTCGCCGCGGAGCGCGATCACATCATCCCCTTGGAAGAGGGCGGGCCTGATGACGCAACCAACGAGCAAGGGTTGTGCGTCCCCTGCCATGCAGCAAAGAGTCGGGCCGAGCGGCTACGTGCTGGCCGTCGACGCTGATTGACCGCACCGCCCGGGTGCATTTCCGGCCCCCAGCGAAGGGGGAGGGCGGGTCAAAAGTCCGGGGTGACACGCCGGACACCGATCGCCCAGGTGCATTTTTATGGGGAGTCGAAACTACCCCCCGGGGGGGTGAAAGAGGAATAGACCATGTCTGAAAAAGTGAACGTCGGCACTGCGCTGCCGGCGGTCGGTGGTGCCCACGTCATGAAGGGCAGACACGAAATTGAGTCCCCGCCGCCGCCGCGCGCGATGGAGTTGACCGAAGTCGAGCGCGGCCTCTACGACGAGATCTGCGAGGCGCTGCGCAAGGCCGGCATCGACCACGTCACCTCTGGCCTTGCCATTGCGTTCATCGTCCGCACCGTGGCGCAGTACCTGGCGGCGAACAAGCGGTGCGAGGAAGAGGGCCGGACCCAGACCTCGCAGAAGACCGGATGGTCGAGCCCGACGCCCTGGGCCGAGGACGAAAAACGATTGAAGATGGAGTTAGGCCAATGGTTGCCCAAAGCGTGTCTCACGATCCCGTCGCTGGCCCGGGTTCGAAAGGACACCGGCGAGCAGGCCAAGCAGGACGACCTGTTCGGCGATCTCGTAAACCACGGCACGTCCTCACCCGGGCACGCATCGCGGCACTGACGCCAGCGACCCTGCAGGAGTGGGATGAGCGCTACGGCTTGCCCGTGCTGCGCGGCGACATCCTCACCGGGCGGCTGGTCTACCTGGCGGTGCAGCGGCACTACCAGGATCTGATCGATGCCGGCAAGCGCGGCCTGGTGTTCGTGCCGGCGCACGGGTGGCACGTCATCGACTTCATCGAAAAGTTCTTCGTGCACATCAAGGGGCCGCTGGCCGGCAAACCCATCCTGCTCGACCCTTGGCAGAAGTTCTGGACGGCCGTGAAGTACGGCTGGCGCCGACAGGTCGACGGTTGCCGCCGCTTCAACCGCGCCTACGAAGAGGTCGCCCGAAAGAACGGCAAGAGCACCTGGACCGGCCCGCAGGGCTCCTACCTGCACTGCATGGATGGCGAAATCGGCGCCGAGGTTTACGCGGTCGCGACCACTCGGGCGCAGGCCATGACGGTGTTCAAGCCGGCATTCGACAACGTCAAGCGGTGGGTGCGTCGGTCCCCAGGCGTGGCGCGTTCCTTCAAGATCTTTTCGGGGTTGAACCAGGAAAAGATCGAAATGGACACCAGCGTGTTCGCCCCGCTGCCGGCCATGGCCGAGAACCTCGACGGCTTGAACCCCAGCGCGATCCTGTTCGACGAACTGCACGCGCAGAAGACGCGCGATGTGTGGGACGTGATGGAGTCGGCGCTGGGCGCCCGCGCGCAGCCGCTGCTGTCGGCCATCACGACGGCCGGCTTTATCCTCGACGGGATCTGCACCGAAGTGCGCGGCTACCTGATCTCGGTCCTGGAGGGTAAGCGTCAGGACGATGCTTTCTTTGGCTACGTCTACACCCTGGACGCCAACGACGATCCCTTCGACGAACGCAACTGGCCGAAAGCCAACCCAGGACTCGGCTGCTCGAAGACCCTTGAATACATGCGCGGCATGGCCCGTAAGGCTGCGGCGCTGCCCGGCGCCAAGGTCAACTTCCTGACGAAGGACTTGAATATCTGGTGCAACAGCGCCGATGGATGGTTCGCGGCTGATGTGTGGGACCGCGGCGCCAAGAAATTCGACCCGGAAATGTTGCGCGGGCGGCGCTGCTTCGGCGGGCTCGACCTGGCGAGCACTCGCGACTTGACGGCGTACGCGCTGTTGTTTCCGCCTGAAGAGCCGGGTGAGGCCTGGCATGTGCTGGTGTGGTTCTGGTGCCCTCAGGCCAAGGTCGATGCGCAGGAGCAAGATGACGCTGCGCCGTACAAGCGCTGGGTGCAGGAAGGCTGGCTGACGCCGACACCAGGCGATGTCACTGATTACGGCCCGGTGCGCCAGCAGATCCTGCGCACGCTTGGCGAATACGACGTGGTCGATATCGGCTTCGACCGCTGGAACGCGCAACAGCTGTGCAACGAACTGCTCGAAGCCGGCGTGCCGCTGGTGGAGATCCCGCAGAACACGGGCGGGATGGGGCCGGGTTCGAAGCTGCTGGAGATGCTGGTCTACGGGCGGCAGCTCCAGCATGGCGGCAATCCAGCCCTGCGCTATTGCGCGATGAACGTGGCGCTGCTGTTCGACACGAACGGCAACTACCGCCCGGACAAGAAAAAGAGCCAGCTCAACGGACGGATCGACGGCATTGTTGCTGCCGTGATGGCCGCGAGCCGGTATGTGCAAATGAATGGTGAGCCCGACTTGTCGGACTTCCTCAGCAAGCCGATCGTCGCCTGACCATGAATCTCTTATCTTTTACCCGCTGGTTCGGTCGAGGCGGCGCCTTGACCGAAGACGCGGGCTTGCAGACCGGCATGCCGGGCGGTCCACTGGTGCCATCGACTGCGGATGTCGGTGTCGACGGGGCGCTTCAAATCAGTACCGTATGGGCGTGCATCGACCGGCGCGCCTGCACCCTCGCCAGCTTGCCTCTCTTCACCTACGAGGAAGCCAACGGCAATAAGCACCTGGCTCGGAGCAGCCGGCTATATGCACTGCTGCATGAGTCCCCGAACTCGCGCATGACGCCTTTCGAGTTCTGGCGCGCCATGGTCATGAATTACGACCTGCGCGGTGACGCCTTCGCTCGGATCGCGCGGGACGAAGCGAGCGGCGAGGCGCTCGCGCTGTGGCCGATGCCAACCGACCAGGTCGAGGTGCAGGTTTTGCGCAATGGCGACATGGTCTACGTGTACCGGATTGGCGCCGATGTGGCTGTGCTTGCGGCTGCGAACGTCTTGCACATCAAGGGTCTCGGCAATGGAACCCGCGGCTTGGCGAAGCTCGACTTCATGCGCGCCACGCTCGATGAGGCAGCTAAAGCCCAAGCCGGCGCGGCTCGCATCTTTGCTTCCGGCGGTAAGCCCACAGGCGTTCTGATGATCGACTCGGTCCTGAAGAAAGAGCAGCGCGAAGAGTTGCGAAAGAACTTCGGCGAGTTGGCCGAGGGCAACGCCTCCCGCATCGCAGTGCTGGAAGCCAACATGAAGTACCAGCAGCTGAGCCTGTCTGCTGAGGATCAGCAGCTGTTAGAGACCCGCAAGTTCAGCGTCGAGGAGATCTGCCGGTGGCTCGATGTGCCCCCGGTGTTGGTGCATCACGCCAATGTGACCGCATGGGGCACGGGCATCTTTGAGATCAAGGATGGCTTCTACACCCTGGCGCTCGCACCGCTGTGCGTAAACATCCAGCAGGCAGTGCGCAAGCGCGTGATGACGCCCAGGCAGCGGGCGACGATGTCCGTCGAATTCAGCATGGATGCACTGATGCGGGCCAGCATCAAGGATCGCTTCGAGATCTATGCCCGCGCTGCGCAGAACGGGCTCAAAACGCGCAATCAGCTGCGGCAGCTTGAGAACGATCCTCCGCTAGAGGGCGGTGACGTACTCACTGTGCAATCCAACCTGGTGCCCTTGTCCATGCTGGGCAAGACGCCGCCGACCCGCTCCGCTGATGGCGGCAACGATATCGCTCAGTAAGGAATCAACATGCTTATTCGAAAAGCCCTCGGCCTGGGCGAAGTGGCGCTGAAGATGGAGGGTGACGGCGGAACCTTCGAGGGATATGCCTCCCGCTGGGGCGGCGTAGACAGCCACGGCGACACCATCCTGCGGGGCGCGTTCGTGGACTCGTTGCGCGCGAACGGCCAGCCCTTGCTGTTGCTGGAGCATTCCTGGGCACGCGGCGGCGCTCTGCTGCCGATCGGCAAGGCCCAATGCGAAGAGGACGATATCGGTCTCTACCTGCGCGGCGAACTGACGCCGGGCCTCTCGATCGCTTCGGACGTCCACGCGGCGATGAAGCACGGCACCGTCGATGGCCTGAGCATCGGGGGCTTCGTGCGCAAGGAGGATTACTCGGCGACCTCGACGGGCCGGGTCATCAAGCGCTGGCACCACCTGAAGGAAGTTTCGGTGGTGTCCGCACCGTCCGACGCATCGGCTCGCATCGACCTTGCCACGGTCAAGAGCATCGACTTTGAAGCGCTGTTGCCCGAGTGCAAAAGCGAACGCGACATTGAACGGCTGCTGCGGGATGCAGGGCTGGGCAAGTGGGAGGCCATGGCACTGGTCTCCCGCGCCAAGGCGATCTTCACGGGGCGGGATGCCCCTGAGGACGTGGAGGCGAAATCCATGGCCGCACTCCTGGACCGCCTGGAGCGCCTGGGCGAGAAGATTCCTTCCGCCTGATCCTTTCCTTTTTCCTATCCGCCACCACGGCCGCCTACGGGCGGCTTTTTTCATTTCAGAGGACATATGCAATCCAAATTCCGTCTCACCGGCCGCGCTGTCATCGGCCTGGGCATCGCTGCTGCCTGCTTTGCCGCCCAGGCAGCCGGCATCGACCTGCAGGCCTTCGCGGTCCAACATGCCGACGTTGTCGCCGGCCTGACCCTCATGTGCGTCGGCGACACCGAAAAACTCATGAAGTCGCTGGATCGTCTGGAAACGAACCTGGAGAAGATGAGCACCAAGGCCGAAAACGAGCTGAAAGATCTCGGCAAGGTCAGTGCCGATACGAAGACCGCCCTCGACAACCTCGGCGTCGAGCAGCGCACGCTTGCCGATCGCATGCTGCAGCTGGAGCAGAAGGGCAGCGCGCAGGACGACCAGCCGCCGGCCGACGAAACCGTGGGCGCCCAGGTCATCAAGAGCGCCGACTACGACGGCTTCGTGAAAAGCGGCGCCAAGGGCCGCATCAGCCTGGAGGTGAAGAACACCGTCACCAATGCGGTCGCCAGCACCTTCAGCGAGCGCCGCCCCGGCATCGTCGAAGGTCCGTTCCGCGTCTTCACCATCGAAGATCTGCTGACCAGCATCCCGACCACGGCCAACGCGATCGACTGGATCCGCGAAAACGTGTTTACCAACGCGGCTGCGGAAGTCGCCGAAGGTCAGCAAAAGCCGCAAAGCTCGATCACCTTCACCCCGGGCACCATGCCGGTCACCACGGTGGCCCACTGGATCAAGATCACCCGCCAACTGGCGATGGACAACGCCGCGCTGGCTGCGTACATCAACCGCCGGATGGTTTACGGCGTGAACCTCCGTGTGGAGAACCAGCTGGTTTCGGGCAATGGCGTCGCGCCGAACCTGAGCGGCCTGACGAACGCCGGCAATTTCACCGCCCACGGCTACACCGCGGCTTCGCTCAACACCCTTGGCCTTGCCAACAACGGTTTCGACCTGGTCGGCAAGATGATGGGCGATGCCGCGCTGGCCGACTACCCGGCCGACGTGGTGATCCTGAATACCGCCGACTGGTGGACCATGCGCCTGGCAAAGGACTCGCAGGGCCGTTACCTGCTGGGCGAGCCTGCTGCCAACGTCATCCCCACGCTGTTCGGCCGCCCGGTCGTGGCAAGCAACGCGATGCCGATCGGCAAGGTCTGGGTCGGCAGCCTGAGCCAGGCCGCCACCTTGCACAACCGCGAAGGTGTGCGGGTCGACATGTCCGAGTCGGACGAAAACAACTTCCAGCTCAACCTCATCACCATCCGCGCCGAGCGTCGCTTGGCCCTGACGGTGGAGAAGCCGGCGGCCGCCCGTTACGGCGATCTCAAGCCTGCCTGATCGTCTGATAAGTCATCCGCAACCTGCCAGGGGCCAGCCATTGGGCTGGCCCTTGGCGCTTCTCACAAGGTTTACACCATGGTCGAAGTCGAAATCACCGTTCTTGCAATCACCCAGCGCTATGGCTCGCTGCCGGCTGGCACCGTGCTGCACACCGACGAAGCCTACGCAGAGCACCTGGTCAAGGAAGCGAACTGCGCGAAATACCGCAAGCCCGCCGTTGTCGTGGACGCTGCAGCCAAGGCTACCGCGCTCGCGGCAGCTCCCGCCACTGCATCCCGCCGCCGGCGTGCCGAGCCTGCGCAGGGCGCGGGCGCCGCACCAGAAAAGCCACCGTCCGCGCCTGCGCCTGGCGCAGCGAAGTCGACGCTGCCGGCTGACGACGGCGCCGAACTGCCTGGCGCCTCTTCCGACGCTCTTGCGGAACAGAAGACGGAAGGCGGTCTTGACCAGCCCTCCGACGCTGCTGAGCAGCCTTCTGCCGATTCCTGACCGCAGCCACGTCTGCAGCCGTCCATCCACCTTGCCCACGTAGTTGATCCAGTATGTCCAAAACCATTCGCGTAACCGCCTCTGTCGAAGAGGCTGAGCAGACTGTCCAAGTGACGGCCGGGCCGGGCAGTGCCGGCCAATTGCTTGCAGGCCTGGGCACTACCTCGCGGGTCGAGCTTGCCAACGTGAGCACCGCATGCCCCGTCCAGTTCAAGGTAGGGGCCGCTGCGTGGGCTGAATTGCCCTTTCAGGAGGGTAGGGGGTTCCAAATCAATGCAGCAAACGTTGCTCTTCGTGTACGACGCGCAATGTGGGAGGGTGGTCCAGCTGCGGTGCATGTGAGCACCGAAGGCGCGCTCACGATCCCGGCGGCGCTTGTTGTGGGCGGTGCGCCGGTAGTTCAGGTGCCCGCGGCAATTGCTTCTGCGCCTGTTTTGTCTGGCGGCGGAGCCGTTGGCCAGGCAATTGCCCTGACCCTGGGTGCCGTAACCGGCACACCGACGCCCGCCAGCTCGGTTTCGTGGGTCAACCAAGATGGCGCTCAAGTCAGCACCAATTTGAGCAGTTTTGCCCCTACGGTCGCTGGGCAGTACACAGCGATTCAGACCGCGGATAACGGCGTTGGACAGCCGGCCACGCGCATGAGCAACACGGTGACAGTAGCCGCTGGATCAACCGCCAAAATCCTGCCGAGCCGGTTCATCCGTGCGATGGCGGATAGCCGCACCGCGCAAGCCAGCGAGGATTCCACTTTGAACCGAGGGCGTCGTCTCACCTCACGTGGCTACATCAGCTGGTTCAACGTCGCCATGGGATACGCCATGGAGATCGTGGTGAACGACGGCATCAACGGCGAGACCACCGCCGGCGTTCTGAACCGCCTTACCGGCCCCAATGGCGAAAGCACAACGCCGGGTGTCAGCCCGACATGGCGCGGCGAAATCTTGACCAATACCCCTGGCGGCGCGGTACCTGTTACCACGTACCTGGGCGGCGGCACCAACGATCAAGCCGAATCGATGACGACTTGGGGGCCGAAGACCGACACGCTTCTCAAGAAGCTGATCGACAACCCGGGCGCTGATGGCGTAAACCGCAACAACGGCTTTGTGCTGCTGCAGAACTCCACGCCCAGCAACAACGTGAACGGCGCCGCCGCCGCGATCCTGCTGCGCCGCGACTACTACGACGGCTGGCCCAACACCAGCGCTGGCATGACCGCCGAGGAGAAGTCCTATTACGGTCAGCGGGTCGCGCATGGCGACAGCTATCGCGCACTGGCAGAGTCCCCCGACAGCATCAACATCCGCCCGGAGTTCATCTACCCGACGGATACGCGTCACCCCAATGGTGGTGGCAGCCGTGCACAGGCCAATTCGCTCGCGGCTGCTTGGCTGCCCATCGCTCTGGCGAACGGGTTCCAGAAGCGAAACCAGCTGCCAGCCGCAGCGGCTGACTCGTTGATCACTGGCGCCATGATGGATGGCGCGCCCGTTGCCATTGCTGCGGCGGCTGGGGAGACCGCTGGCGCCGGCGGCGCAAACATGGACGGACAAGGCGGACTCAGCCTGACCGGTGCCGTGCCGAGCGGCTACAGCCTGACGCGTGGCGCAAGCCTAAAGGCGGTGACCAACGCCGCCCAGCCCCTGGCCAATGGGCAGAAGTTCACTTGCGTTTCCACCATCGTCGATGTGGTTGGCGCGGACGGCGTAACCCGCAAGGGCATCAACCTGAAATTGTTCAGCGAGTTCGGGATTGGCGCCGCTGACACCGCCTACAACATCGATCTGCGGCACGTTACGAACTTCAATATCGCTGCGCTCAATGACGGCGGCAGCGCGACAACGGGCGACGAAATCCGTTCGCTGTGCCGGCTGCAAGTAAAGGCAAATCCGAAAGGCCTCATCTCGCACTCGGTTGAGCAGCAGTGGCGCAGCAGCGCGCAAACCAACGGTGGTGCTGTCAGCACGCACTCGGAAATCACCCCCGCCTACATCCCGTCAGAGGCATATCCAGCGTTCGATGGGGTGCTCATGACCCCCGCGCAGCCGATGCTGGCTGAGTTTGTCGCGGACGCCGCTACGAAAACCTCAACTCGGATCCTCAACGTCCAGTTTCTTGGCGGCGCGCCGGTAGACATTGACATCACGTACAGTCAATTCGGCTGCGTTAAGAATCGCTGAAGGACGCTTGACCATGGCTGACATCATCACGTTGGACGCTGCCCGCCAGCATCTCCGTTTGGAGGACGACTATCCGCCCGAGCAGCTGCAGGTCTACGTGGCTGCAGCATGGCGCTCGGCTGAGCGGTTCTTGAATCGCCGGATCTATGCAACTCCTGAGGATCACACTGCTGCGATCCTCAAGGTGCCGGCGGCGCTGGCGGCTGCGATCGGCGCCCGCGACGCGGCCCTGCGGGCAGCAGATCTGGAGGTTGATGCTGAGTCTCAGCGCGACGCTCGGGAATATGCCGAGCAGGTGCTGAAAGAGGCGCGCTCTGCGGCTGCTGAGATTCGTCGCGGCATCGTTGCGGACTATGACGTTGTGGCCGCCATCCTGCTGATCCTCGGGCACCTGTTCGCGAACCGCGAGGAGAATGTCACCGGCACCACGGTCGACGAATTGAAGATGGGTGCCCGGTCGTTGCTGGCCCCATACCGCATCGGCTTGGGGGTGTGATGGGTGCGGGCAAGTACATCCACCGTTTGCAGCTGCAGCGGCCAGCAGACGCTCAGAACTCGGTCACCGGTGCGATGACGCGCACGTGGGCTGCTGTAACGGACTTGTGGGCATCGATCGAACCTCTCAGTGCGCGCGAGCTGATGGCCGCGCAAGCCCAGCAGTCGCAGGTTTCCGTACGGATCGAGATCCGGTACCGGCCTGGCGTAACTGCTGATATGCGGCTGGTGAAGGGGGCCACGATCTACGACATATCCGGTGTGGTGCCAGACAAGAAAACCGGCCGCGAATATCTGACGCTGCCTTGCAGTTCGGGGGGCAGCCATGGTTGAAATCCAGTTGAAGGGCATCGAGGAGGCTGTCCGTCGGCTCAACACGGTGTCCCGCGAAACGAAGGTCAGCGCAGCACGCAAGGCCATGGCCAAGGCGGGCCGCCCTGTCGTCAAGGCAGCGAAAGCCAACGTGGAGAGAAACGACGACCCGGAAACCGGTCGGAAGATCTCCCAGAACATCCAGATGCGCTTTGCCAGCCGCACGTTCAAGCGGACCGGCGATGTGGTCTACCGCATCGGCGTGGCGACCGATCGCGGCCGTATTCCCAAGGGCAACCCGGATACCGGCGCCAAGGGCAACACGCCGCATTGGCACCTGGTCGAGCTGGGTACTCAGGAAGCGAAGGCGCAGCCTTTTCTGCGGCCGGCTTTGGAGTCTGATCCTCAAAAGGTTGCAGACGATTTCATGAGCGAAATGAACGTGCAGCTGGACAAGCTGTTGGCAAACAAATGACGCCCCCCATCTTTGCGCTTGCCGCTGCCGCCACTCCCGTTCGGCTTCTGCTGGGTTCCGACCCGGTGCGACTGTTTCCCTTCGGCGATGCGGGCGAATCGCCGGCCATGCCCTACGCGGTATGGCAGATCGTGGGGGGGCAACCGGCGAACTACCTGGCGGGCCGCCCAGACGCGGACAGCGTGACCACGCAGATCGACGTGTACGCCGAGACCGAGGCCAGCGCCCGCGCGGTGGCGATCGCGCTGCGCGATGCGCTGGAGCTGTCCGCTTATGTCGTCAGCTGGCGCGGCGAGACGCGCGATGCCACCACGCGCATCTACCGATCTTCGTTCGACATGGACTGGATTGTCCGGCGCTGATCGCCGCCTGCATTTCTTCACCAGCCGCCCTTCGAGGCGGCTTTCTTTTTTCCGAAAGGTTTTCCATGAGCATCCTTACTCAAGGCACCCAGGTTTTCGCCCTGGTGCCGACTTCCACCCCCGGCAGCTTCGAGGTGATGGAGGTGGAATGCGCCACCGCGTTCAACCCGGGCGGCTCGCCTGCCGACCAGATCGACGACACCTGCCTGTCCGACCGAAACACCCGCAAGTACCGTAAGGGTCTGCGCACCCCCGGCCAGGCTTCGCTGACCGTGAACGCTGATCCGCGCAACGCCAGCCACGTACGCCTGTCCGAGTTCGCCGAGTCCGATGACGAGGTGTCGTTGAAGTGGGCCGTGGGCTGGGCTGATGGCACGGCAGAGCCGACCGTCTCGGCCGGCGCGCTGGTCCTGCCCACCAGCCGCACCTGGTTCACCTTCGAAGGCTACGTCGCCGACTTCCCCTTCGACTTCTCCGCCAACAGCGTGGTGTCCACTGCCGCCGCCATCCAGCGCAGCGGCCCGGGCGTCTGGATCCCGAAAGTCTGAACATGGATCTGAAGCAACTTCAAGACGCGGGCGGCTTCGTGGAAGTCGAGCCGGTGATGGTGGCGGTGGAGTGGGTGAAGCCCGCCGCCGGCGACGCCGCGGCGGAGACCGTCAAGTTCGACGTCTGGATCCGCCGCCGCTCCTTCGGCATGGTCTCCCGGATCATGGAAGGCAGCGCCATTGACCGCGCACGGTCGGCCGAGATGATTTCGGCGTCGGTCCTGCTGGGCGAGAAGCGGGAGTCGATGACCTACGACCAGGCCTACCAGCTCCACCCGAGCCTGGCGCATGCGCTCATCGATGCCGTGAACAAGGCGAGCGCTCCAAAAAACTCACAGCCGCCGACGAGCTCTGGCACGAACTAGTGCTGGCTGGCGTCGGCGGCAGAACCATCGCTGAGGCGCAGCAGCGCCTGTCGGACCACGAGTACCGCAGCTGGCGGCTCTACCGTGAGATGCACGGGAGCTTGAACCTGGGCCTGCGCATCGAGCATGCCGCCGCGGTTACCTCGCTCACCGTCAACCGCGTCAACGGCGGCAAGGCCTTGCTGGCCGACTTCCTTCCCGACCGCACCGCGGTCGCGGCAAACGATTCCGATGACTCGCTGGCCCAGGCCATGAAGGAGTGGCGATGAGCTGCTCTGGATGCGCTGCCAGGCGGGCGTGGATCAACCAAATGAGGGCCTTGGCCTATGAACGAGCAACACAAGCCTTCGGCGGCCGAACGGCTGATCGAAGCACTCCTGTCCCAAACCCTGGCTCAACGCGAGCTGACGGACGCGATTCGAGCCCAGACGGCGGAAGTCGCCCGGCTGGTTTCGGCCATGGCCGATGACGTCGATGACGTCGACCACGAGCCGGCCCATCCAACCTACCTGAGCGGCGCGCCGCGCACCTGAGAAGGCACCCATGGCAAACCGTTCCCTTGGCACCCTCACGCTTGACCTGATCGCGAAGATCGGCGGGTTTGTGCAGGGGATGGACCGCGCCGCTGTCGAAGCGGAGAAGTCGGGCCGGAAGATCGCTGCTGATGCGAAGAAGCGTGCGAAGGAAACCGAGGAGGCTTGGAAGGAAGTCGGCACCACTATCGGCGTGGGCATCGCTGCGGGCATCGGGGTGGCCGGCCTTGGCTTCGCCAACTTCGTAGCTGAAACGAAGCAGGCGGAGCAGGAGCAGGCGCAGCTGCTGGCGGTGCTGAAGTCCACCGGAGAGGGCGCCGGTTGGTCGGCCGATCGCCTGAACGACATGGCAGACGCCATGGCCAAGCAGAGCACGTTCGGCGCCGGCGACATCAACCAGGCGCAAACCCGGCTACTGTCGTACACCGGCGTGGTGGGCGAGCAATTCCCGCGCGCGATGCAGGTAGCCATCGACATGGCAACCCGCCTGGGTACCGATGTGCCTGCCTCAGCCGAGGCGATGGGAAAGGCCCTGGACTCGCCGAAGGATGGGCTGGAAGCTCTGTCTAAGCAGGGCTTTCGCTTCACCGAAGACCAGAAGGCGCTGGTGGAGCAGTTGCAGAAAACCGGCAAGACGGCCGAGGCTCAGAACATCATCCTGACGGCAGTCGAGTCGGCCTATGGCGGAGCTGCGGCCGCCGCGCGCGACACCTTCGGCGGGGCGCTGTCGGCTCTGCAGGAAAACATCAATGACCTGCTCACCGGCGACGAGGGCAGCATGGCGAAGCTGAAGGGGAGTGTCGAAACACTCAACAGTACCTTGACCTCGCCAGACACAAAGCAGGCATTTCAGACTTTCACCGGGTGGATGACCGGCCTAGCTGCGGGGGCTGTGCGCACAGCGGCGGCACTCACGAACCTTTTCGCAAAAGGTGACGCAGGCGCTTTGATGTTGAGCGGCGATGACGTCAAAAATCCTCAGGCCGCTCTCGATGGCCTGGAGAGGCAAATCGCGAAGGTCAAAAAGCTGCGGGACGAGTTGGACCCGGCCAATGGTCTGATGATGAAGCTGAACCAGCTTCTGACGAACGACTTCGACGACGCCAACGCTCAACTCGCGTTGATGACCAATCGAGCCGATGCACTCCGGCGCCTCATAGCGGTGCCCGCCCCCGGTGCTACTGGCGTGCCAGGCGGACCTCCGCCTCCTCCTCCGTTGGATGCCACTGGTGCCGCCGCGCGCGCGAAGGCAGAGGCCGAGGCAGCCAAAGCACGCGAGGCGGCTGCAAAGAAGGCTGTTTCGGACGCAAAGGCGCAGTGGGAGGCCGGCCAAAAGTTCGTGCAGGGGCTGAACGACCAGATCGCCAAGACCCAGGAGTTGACGGCGGCAGAAGATCTGTTGCGCCAGGTCCGCGACGGCTCGGTGAAGCTCGACGAAAAGCAACTCAACCGTGCGCTGGGTCTGGCCACCGCGCTCGACATGGCGAAAGACATGGCCGAGGCCAAAAAGAAGCAGGTCGAGCTGGACAAGGAAGGGTACGACCTGGCCCGTTCCCTGATGACGCCGATGGAGCAGCTCGAAGCGACGCAAGAGCGCTTGAACCTTCTGAGAGAGGAGGGCGCGATCACCCAGCAGACCTGGGATCGGGCCTTCATCGACGCGTTGAACAAGTACGCAGAGGCGGTGCCGGGCGTCAAAAAGGCGCTCAGCGACGTTGACGAGTTCACGCTGCAGGCCAGCCGGAACATCCAGGACTCGCTGGGCGGCACGTTGCGCCGGTCGCTCGAGGGCGATTTCAAGTCAATTGGCAGTCTGTGGAAAAGCACGTTGCTGGACATGGCGGCGCAGGCCATGTCCGCGAACCTGAACAAGTACCTCTTCGGCTCTGTTGCCGGCGGCGGTGCCGCTGCGTCGGGCGCGGCCGGGACGATGAGCGGCGGCGCGATCGGCGAAGGGATCTCCTGGCTGAAGAACTGGTGGGCCGGCTTTGACGAGGGCGGCTACACCGGCGCCGGCGGCAGGCTGGAGCCGGCCGGCATCGTTCACAAGGGCGAGATCGTCTGGAGCCAGTCGGACATCGCCAAGGCTGGCGGCGTCGGGACGGTCGAGCGCATGCGGTTGGGCGGCTACGCCGACGGCGGGGTGGTGGGCTCGGTGCCTTACGCCATGCAGGCGGATGCCGGCGGCGCCGTGGGCGGCAACAGAACCATCGTCAACAACTACGGCCAGCCCGACCAGGTGAGCGTGCGTCAGCAGCAGAACGCCGCTGGCGGGATGGACACGATCGTCGAGGTGCTCAAGCAGCAGATCGCGGGTTCTTTGGCGAACGACGTCTCCGACGGCGTTGGACCCCTCTTTCACGCCATCCAAGGGCGGTAGGAATTTCATGAGCTTTTTACCCGAAGGTGTGTGCCTGCTCTTAGCTGGCGCACAGCAGCAAGACACGTCCATCGTCGAGCGTTCGGACGTCGAGCGCGGCCCCGCCAAAACCCGTCGTATCGCGAGCGATCCGATGGTCACGGTGAGCGGCATCCTGCGCTTCAAGACTGCCGCGGCCTATGCCGCTTACCGGGCCTGGTTCTATTCCGCCTACGGTGCGAATGCCGGCGCGGGCTGGTGGAGCTGGATCGATCCGCGGACGGCGACAACACGGCAGGTCCGCTTCATTCCCGGATCCATGGGGGCGCTGACGCCGCTGACGGGCCGGTATGCAATCTCCCAGCAGTCGGTGGGCTTTGAGTACCTTGAAACCCCTGAAAGCCTGGGCCTGAACCGCACCTACAACGGCGACCTTGAGCGCGTTTACTCCTTCGACCCAGATCGTGCTTTCGGTACCGCTCCCTACAACAACGGGCAGCTGCCGGTGACCTACTCCCGTATTTCAGGACGGAAAGGCGGCACGGCGCAAGTCTTCAATTTTGGTTACGTAGACCCTGGTTCAAACAGCGCTCAGCAGGGTCTATACACCAGCGCGGAGATGCAGCCAGCGTGGGAGCCCAACAAGACCTATGTCATCAGCATTTACATGGCCACCGGATCGGAGACGGCGCATATTGGTCGAGGCGTTCGCCTTCGGTGGAACACGGAGCCGGCCTTTGTCGAAGCGTTGCTGAATCCACCAATGAGCTCCTCGTTTCAGCGCTACGCGTGGCGGGTGCGGTGGGGCGTTGCAGTGGAAGGTAATGGTGCCCTCTTCATCACCACCGATGAAGGTATTCCCCGCTTTGGCGCGATTGCATTCGATGACCTGGCTGTCACCGAGGGCGCCGAGCTGCTGCCCTACCTGCCGCCGGAGCCTTCGCCATGAGCGTCAGCCGATCGTCACGGGTGCAGTTGCACAGGCTGAACGACCCTCGCGGCTTCCTCCTGTTTCTCAGCATCGACAGCCCCTACCTCTCGGCGCCTGTGCGAGTGGTGCGCGACACCCGCAACCGGACGGTTGGAGGGGTGGATTTCCAGGCCTTGCCGTTCGAGATCACGCTGCCGCAGGATGCCCAGAAAGAGCACGCACGGTCCCAGATCGAAATGGACAACGTTGGCCGCGACGTCCTGGGCGAGCTTGAGGCTTTGCCGGTCGGCGAGGCGTTGGACGTGACCCTGCGGATTGCTAGCCGCGCGACGCCTGAAATGACGGATTACGAGTTCACCGGCGCCATGTCCAAGGCCACCGCCACCTACGGAAAGATCGCGATCGCCATCGGGGACGACGCGCTGTTCCGCATGCCCGCGGTGCTGCTGCGCTACGACTCGGAGACGGCTCCAGGGCTGTTCGCAGGATGAGCGGCGCGATCACGTTGAAGCATGCCGAAGCCTATGTGACGCGGGGGCTGGTCTACGAGGCCGGCGTCTTCGATTGCGGCAGTCTGGCGGTGCTGGTGCAGCGTGAGTTGTTCGGGCGAAACATCCGCCTGCCCGGCGCCAGCCAGCGGGCTAAGGGTCGCCGCGGCCAGGCACGCGACATCGCCTGCCAGCAGCTGGCAGCTCGGATCGAAGCCCCGGTCACCGGCTGCTGCGCGCTGTTCTGGCAGACGACCGACGCCGGCGCCCCGCCGCTGAATCGCCACTGGCATGTCGGCACGGTATTCCTGCACCTGGGCGAGACCTGGGTGCTCCACGCCAGCAACGAAGCCCGCGGGGTGACGTTGCGGCGACTCTCTGACCTCACGCGCCAGGGCATGCACCTGGAAGGCTTCTACCGATGGAACTGACTCCGAACCCGATTCGGCTGGCGATCGCTGCGCATCCTATGAGTGGCGACGCCGATCTGCGCCTGGTGGCCGCCGGCCGCACCCTGCTGCAGACCCTGCAGGATGAGGGCGTGGAGGGCGACGGCTGGCTTGTCACCGTCGACGGTGCACTGGTCCCGCAAGCCATGTGGGGCCGGACCCGCGTTCGCCCTGGACGCCTGATCGAAGCGCAATCGTTGGTCCGCAAGCAGGTGATGCAGCTGGCTGCCATCGTCGCGCTGTCGTATTTCACCTTCGGCGCCGGCGGGCTGGCAGCCGGCGCTGCGGCTGGTGGCGCTGCAGGCACCACGGCTGGCGTGTTTGCGGCAGGCGGGCTGATCGGCGGTGGGTTCTGGGCTGCGGCTGCGGTCTATGTCAGCGGCTCTCTGCTCATCAACAGCCTGCTCGGCCCCAAAGCGAGCAATGCCAGCAGCGGCAGTAGCGAGGCTGCTGCCGCGACCTATGCCCTGACCGGCGTACAGAACCGTGCGCGGCTGTATGAATCGCTGTGCCTGGTGCTGGGCGAAACGAAGATGGTGCCGGACCTGGCTTCCCAGCAGTACCCCGAATTTCGGGGCGAAGACCAGTACATCTCTGGGCTCTTCCACGGCGGCATCAATTGCGGCTCGGTGAGCGACATACGCATCGCCAGCACCTCGGTCAATCAGTATTCGGAAGTTCGGGTGAAGACGGCGGGCTTCCCGCTGATGCCGCAGGACGCCATGCCAAGCGGGTCGGTCGATACGATCACCGGCGGCCTGGTGTCGGCGCCGGCGGACGGCACCAGCCCGGTGGTGACGCGCACCTCGAGCGGCGACACGGTGATGCTGGGCATCGATATCGAGACCACGCTGTTCGAAATCGACACCAGCAGCGGCAACCCGTCGTTTGCGCGCCTGACCTTCGTGGCGCAGTACTCGGTCGACGGCGTCGATAACTGGAAGCCGTTCACCGACGATTCGGCCAGCGGAGAGATCTCCATCGTCAACGCCACGAGCCGGCCCTACCGCGCGACCTATCTCCGGGAAGTGCCCGCCGGCCGCTACGACGTACGGATGTGGAAGGTGAGTCGCGATTCCGCGAAGTCCACGCTGTCGAACACGCTGACCTGGTCGTACCTCAAAAGCTACCAGGTCGATCGCGCCGACTACGCCGGCCAAGCCCGCGTGCTGCTCGACATCAAGGCCAGCGGCCAGCTGAGCGGCCAGCTCGACTCGGTCAGCTGGATCGCCCGCAGCGCGCCGATGCCGCTCTGGAACGGATCCGCCTGGGTGACGGTGAACGAACCCGGCTCCGGCGGCATCAGCAACCCCGGTGCGCTGGCACTCCTGCTGATGCGCGGCATCTACCGCGGCAGCGACGGGCGCCGCATCGCCGGCCTCGGCTTCGCTGACAAGCGCCTGCACCTGGACAGCTGGAAAGCCTTCATGGTCCGCTGCGCCCAAATGGATTTCCGCTTCGACGCGGTGATCCAGCAGGGCATGGCGAGCGGTGACCTGATCGACACCATCCTCGATGCGGGGTGGGGCCAACTCGCTCGCATCGACGGGAAGTACGGGGTCGTCTGGCTGGCCGAGGATCAGCCGATCGAGGGCGTGGTGAACATGGCCGACATCAAGGCCCGGTCCTTCTCGATCGACTACAACCTCACGCCCGGCGCCGACGAGCTCAGCTACGACCTGGTGGACCGGGACGGCGACTGGACCGCGCAGTCGGTTCGGGTCATGGCGCCCACCACGACCGGCACGCCGCAAAGCACCGCCAGCCTGACGGTGTTGGGCATCACCCGCCAAGCATTCGCCGCGCAACGAGCGCGCCTGACGATGGCTCAGAACGTGTACGGGCGCAAGGCGATCAGCTTCGAGATCGATCTGCAGCACCTGGACTGGAAGCGCTTCGACGTGCTGGCCCTGAGCCATGACCTGACGCAGTACGGCTACGGGGGCCGGCTGCGGGCGCTGAGCCGATCGCCTGAATCATTCACCGTCACCGTCGATGAGCCCGTACCATCCGAAGCGGCTGCCGTGCGCATGCTCGGTCTGAATCTTCCGGGTGAGCGACAAATGCGGATCTGGCCCGTCACGGCTGTCAGCCCGGATGGTCGCAGCATCACAGCGGCTGGAGACCTGCCCGCGCTGACCCAAGGCACCGGCGCAGAAGACGTGCGCTGGATGTTCGATTTCAAGGCCACGCCCGGCCAGCGGGTGCGTATCGCGGCCATCACACCCAGCAGGGGGATGAACAGCGCAAAGATCGCGGTGGTCCCGGAAGACGTCGAATTTTGGCCGTACGTGCTCAACGGCGCCTGGACGCCGCCGCCGAACAACAGCCGGCTCAAGCGCGCCCCGGTGGTGACGCGGGCTTTCGTGACCGAGGCGCTACAGCGGCAGGGCACCAGCTACTTCACCGAACTCACGGTGAGCTTCGATGTCACCGGCAACTTCGCCCGAGGCGAGGTGTGGGGAGGGGTCGACGGCGGCCCAGTAGTACGGCTGGGTGCCACCACCATTAACAGCTTCGGCTTCCGAGCCGGCCTCGATGAGGTCTGGCAGCTGGAGGTGCGTCCATTCAGCGATGTTGCCGCCGGCGTGCGCCTGGTGCTGGAGCCGTACGCCGTCATCGGCCTGCGCGCCCCGCCGCCCAGCATCGCCACGGTGAGTTCGAATGGGAAGGTGCTGAGCTGGCCGAACATCTCGCGCGCTGAAGTGCCCGACCTGGCCGGCTACCGCGTGCGCTTCAACTACGGCGCCAATGACGATTGGGGCGTGGCGACGCCGATGCATGAAGGCTTGCTCACGGACTCGCCGTACCCACTGCAGGTGCTGCCTCCAGGTCCAGTCACCATCATGGTGAAGGCCGAGGACACCTCAGGCAACGAGTCGATCAAGGCGGCGGTGCTGTACGCGAACCTGGGCGATCCTGAGATTGCCAACGTCGTGGAGCAACGCGATTACCGCGCGCTAGGTTGGCCGGGCGCGCTGACCGGGGCTCACCGGAGTGGGGGCGACCTGCTGGCCGACAACACCAGCCCGTTCTATTCGGACGCCGCGGCCCGCTTCTACAACCCGAACCCGAACGCACCGTTCTACACAGAGAAGTTCGCTGCAATGCAGTGGGAGAGCGACCGGTGGTTTGTGCCCGGAACATTCATCGATGCGGCGCTAATGCTGGCGGTCGACGTTGACGGGCCCGACTATCACATCGACTTTCGCCGCCCTGGCTCCGCACCTTTCTATGGAGACCCGACCGCGCCGATGTTCGGTGCCGTAGGCGATTCGATGTTCGCTCCGGACGAGCCTTGGCAAGTCTGGCCGGGGAGGCTGGATGCGGGTGCCGGCTTCTACCAGTTCCGCGTGTCAATCGGCGCCGGCTCTCCGCAGGGCATGGTGCGCGAGTTTGTCGCGACCGTCGATGTGCCGGATCGGGAGGTGACAGGCCTGCTGCAGTCGATCGGCCCAGGTGGCACCCGCTTGACGGGCGTGGCCGGCCTGTTCACCTCGATCAAGACCGTCCGGGGCGTGCTGCAGGGCACGTCGAATGCCACCGGTTTCCAGATCCTCGACTACGACCCTCTATTGGGACCACTCATTCAGACCACGCCCGCCGGTAGTACGGGCGTTCTCAACTACGACACGAAAGGCTATTGAACATGCCCACCATTCCAGACCGGCAAGACCTCGACGGGTCGAACGCCGCCCGCAATACTGTCGGAATCTTCCAGGCGGGCATGGGTCAGCTCTATGACCTGATCCGCACCACGCTGGGCGTTGGCGGCTCGACTGCGCTGCAGACAAAGCTGGCAGCTCAGCAGGCGCTTGGCGTCGGCGGCCGCAACAAAATAATCAACGGAAACTTCGCGATCAACCAGCGGAACGTGAGCGGCACCGTCTCGCTCGGTGCGGGCCAATACGGCCATGACCGTTGGAAAGCTGGTGCCAGCGGCTGCACGTACACCATTGGGACGGATGGAGTCGACACGAATCTGAACATCCTCTCCGGATCGCTCATTCAGGTCATCGAGCCGAGCAGCATTGAGGCCGGTACGTATTGCGTGAGCTGGGAAGGCAGTGCTGGCCTTCTGGCGGGTGGTAGCGCGTACGCAAGCCCATACCTCATTCCCAACGTTCCTACGAATCCTTCGGGAGGTTTCTACATCGAATTGGGAGTAGGAACCTTGGGCAAGGTTCAGTTGGAGAACGCCGGCGCGCCGACGCCTTTTGAGCGACGTTCGCTCGACGACGAGACGCGCCGCTGTCGCTACTTCTTCCGGGCCGACGTTATCGGCTGTCTTGGTCAGGTTTCTGCTGGCCTACCGATGGGGGGTGTGCTGACGTTTGACGAGCCAATGCGGGTCACGCCGACCATGGGTTGGGTCGGCAACCTGCTGTCGGCCTCCTTCTACGGTGGGCCGCCGAGCTACGACACCGTGACTCGATACGGCTTCCGCCACTACCGCATCGCCGACGGCACCCAGGCCGCGGGTTCTTACATCGATTCCATCACCTGCAGCGCGGAGCTCTGACCATGTACCAAGCCATCCTGAATTCCGAAAGCGTCATCCGCCTGGCTGACGGCGCCCTCATCCCGAACGATCCGGGCAACGTCGACCGCCAAGCGGTCGTCGAGTGGCTTGCAGAGGAGGGCAACGAACTGGCGCCCGCCGTTGGTGATGCTGGCGGTGGCGTGGCGGTGCCCACCTCGGTCAGCCCGCGCCAAGCGCGCCTGGCACTGTTGGCCGTCGGCAAGCTCGACGCGGTCACGATCGCTATTTCCAGCATGCCGGCCGCTCAGCGCCAAGCCGCGCAAATCGAATGGGAGTTCGCAGCCACGGTCGAACGTGCGTCGCCATTGGTCACCACACTGGCCGACGCGCTGGACCTGAGCGACGTCGACCTGGATGACCTGTTTATTGCCGCCGGGAAGCTGTGATGCGCCACCTCGCGTTCCCCACCTTCCGCGCGGCTTGGCGCCGGCTCACCACCGGCCTCAGCGCCAGCGTGTTCGGCACGGCCATGCTGCACACGGTCGAAGATCTCCGGCGCTACGTCGCCCAGGCGCCCAGCCTGCCCGCTGACCAGGACCGCGCCGAGGTCCGGGTGCAGGCGATCTTCATCGCGATGGTCTTCCTGCTGCTGCTGGTCGAGCCGCTCTACTACATCCACACGGTACCGGGCGCCATGATCGCGCGCGTGGCCAGTACGGCGCCGTCGCAGTGGTGTGTCACCGGCGCGTTCGGCGTCTCGTTTCTGGCCATGGTCCCGCACCTGTGGACGCTGCTGTTCCGCGCGGATCTGCTGGACCGCAAGGGCTATCGGATCTCGGCCACGCTGGCGGCGCTTGGCGCGTCGGTGACCTGGATCGTCCTGGCCAACCTGGCGGTGCCGATGGATGTGGGCGGCCTGGAGTGGGCCTACGGCATCCGCGCGCTGGCCACCTTGTGCATCGCCGGCATCTACGCCTTCTCGATCAACTCTCAGCAGCTCCGGGAGGTGATGCATGCGACCCACGATTAAAGCGGCGGTCTTCGCCTGGCTGTGCGGCTACAGCACCTTGCTCTGGGCCAGTACGACCTTCGCGGAAGACATCCGCGCCTACGACTGGATGTCGCTGCTGTTCGCCGCCTCAGCTGGCCTGCTGGGCGGCGCCGCCCGAACCATCATCACGATGATCTCGCCACGCGCCCTGGTGGGCAACGTGCGGGCGCTGCTGATGAAAGACTTGGTGGTGGCGCTGGTTGGCGGGGCGGTGGTCTACATGGTGATCCAGGGCTACAACGCATGGGTCTCTTCGCTCAGCATCGTTTCCCTGCCGATGATCGCTCGGGATCTGCGGGTGCTGCTGATCGTGGCAGCCGGCTACTCGCGCGGGCGCTGGCTCGGCGTGGTCGACCGCATCGCCACTGACGCGCTGGCCAACGTCCAGCAGAAGCTGCGGGGCGACGCGCCGCCCGACGCACCGCCGGTCGTGCCGGCGCCCGAAACGACCCCCACCCCGTAACGCCGGCCCGCCGCCGCTCCATCCCAGCCCGCCTCAAGCGGGCTTTTTTACGTCTGGATCTTTATGAAGCTCACCGCTCCCATCCTGCAGGCCGGTACCGGCTGCACTACTGCCCGCGCCCTGATGTGGCTACCTCCGCTGCAGGAGGCCTGCGACGTCTTCTCGATCAACACGCCTGCGCGCCTGGCCATGTTCCTCGCCCAGCTGGGCCACGAGTCCGGCCGGCTGGTCTGGGTGAAAGAGATCTGGGGGCCGGCCCAGGTACCGGCCCAGGTCACCTACGAACGAGATCCCGCAGCACCCTGGCCGCGTACAGCTGAGGAGGCGAAGCTGGCTCAGTTCGCCCGCAACCGAAAGGCCTTCGGTCTGGGGAACGTGCTGCGCGGCGATGGCCGGAGATTCTCCGGGCGTGGCCTCATCCAGCTGACGGGGCGCGCCAACTATGGACGGTTCCGAGATGGCGTGCGCCGGGTGCTGCCCGATGCTCCTGACTTCGAGGCACAGCCCGAGCTGGTCGAGCTGCCGCGCTGGGCGGCCATGTCGGCTGGATGGTTCTGGTCGGACAAGGGGCTTAACGCCCTGGCTGACACCGGCCAGTTCGAGGCCGTTACCCGTCGCATTAACGGTGGCCTGAACGGCTTGGCCGACCGGCAGCAGCTGTGGGCCGGCGCCAGGGCTGCCATTGGAGCGCTCGCATGATCCGCTGCCTGCCCGACAACCTGATCGAACACCGCATCGACCTGCTCAGGCGGGAGTCGGTGCAGATCGAGTCCGAGATCTGGAGGTGCAGGGAGGAGCTGCGTCGCCGCCATGTGGAGGAGGGCGCAAAGCTGAGCGCTTACCTTGACGAGCGCCACCCTAAGTCCGTAACGCCCGTCGACGTGGGGCCAATCGTATGAACCCGCTGAACCTGTTATCCAAGGTGACTGCCACGGTATGGCTGCTGATCGCGCTAGGGCTCGCCGCCATTGCTGGCGTGCAGACCTGGCGGCTCAAGACTGTCGAGGTCGACCTCGCCCGCCACGAAGCGGCTGCAGCCACCGATACCGCCAAGCGCGCCACGGCCTATGCGGCCGACTCCGACAAAACCGCCGGTCGCGAGCAGACGCACGCGGCGGCCACTCAGAAAGCCTCCGATGCATTTACTCAAGCTGAGCCGCAACGTGTGCTCGATCTCGCTGCTGACATTGCTCGTGCTCGCGGGCTGCTCGACTCGGCCGTCGACCGAGCCGCCCGTTATCGGGCGCAAGCCAACGTTGACGCCGCGGCCTGCAGCCGTCTTGCAGATCGATCGGCGGCCCTCGATAGAGGTCTTGCAGAAGGCCTCGGCGTGGTCGCAGAGCTCAAAGGCGCTCTTGAACGAAGAGATGCCGAGGTAGCTCTACAGGGCTCAGTTATTGATGCCGATCATGATTTGTTATCCGCTGATCATTAACCCTGCTGCGGTCGCTTGAGTAAATAACGTTGCGAGCTAGTGGCTGTCGTCGATTACTTAAGGTTTGACCACGTTGGATGCGGGCGACGTGGCATGTGTTCTTTTAGACCGGAGCCGGTGCATTATGGTCGGTGTTGCTCGCATCGCCGGAGCTTCAATCCATCGAAAAGATGCATACGAAACAATTATCAAGATTGGCGAACATATCGCCACTAAGATCCAGTGCTGCCATGGCTGATATGCAGCGGCGTTTTCTTTGCCAACAACAAAATGGTACGCAAGATAAAGAATCAGCCCATGCGTCAAATAAATTCCGTATGCGCATTCCCCAAGCATTCGCGTCGTTTTGTTTACAAGCAATCCTTGTAGGCTGTTGCCCGCTGCAATGAGTACAAATGCCGCTCCAATTAATAATATTGGAGCGGCCTGATGCGCATGTTTAAAAAAAGTTGCTGTTGTTAAAAACAGCGCAAGCACCAATAGCGTCGCCATTTTTGTATTTGCAAAAGCTTTAAGATCTGGGCGATTTGCAACCGCTGCCGCTACCATGCCGAGTAAAAATGGCATGAGCAGGATTGCGTCACGCTTAATGAAAATAAGTACAGCCGCCACCGAAAACGTCAGTAAGCAGGCTATTAGGCTGACTTGTCTTGAAAGAACTAAGGCAATAGTCGGGAGTAATAGATAGAAAATCCACTCATAAACTAAGGTCCACGTTACGCCGGCCATTATATAGCGTGTATTGGTTACACCATTCAAATCGGGGGCGCCTGGAATTGTGAATAAAATCCACCTAACGCTTTTGGCTAGCAAAGGAATTGCTGGCTCTTTTAATGTGAATCCACTTAGTAGGCAGACGACCAAAGCGAGAAAAATCACGCAAACAATGTAGAGTGGGCTTAGACGCAATACTCGCCCCACAAAAAGTTGTAGCCAGTCAATAGGCTTGGTTTTGGAGCGTATGACTTTTCCTGTAAAAAGAAATGCAGTTATCATAAAAAATAACATCACGCTGATTTGCCCAAAGTGGGTGAACAGCTGGTTCGGCAAACGCCACTGACCTGTTTTGGCATATTGTTGCCAGATCACGGAGTGGTGTAAAAAGACAAAAAAAGCTAGTAGCCCTCTTAAGCCGTCAATAGAAGCGGTTCTATTTTCAGTGGTGCCGACCCCATGGAAATATTTAGGTGCTTGGATGGTTAGCAGTGCCAGCCCAACGCATAAAAAAACAAAAAATATGTCGAGCGCCATGCAATTTATGTCCTATACAAAGTGGCTAAACAGGTGCTGTCCAACAGCGCGCCACTTCATGTTTCAACATGATACAACCTCGTCGAAATTTTGCTGTGTCCCAAGAGGCCAGTACTGGAGGCCCCATGTGTGTTTTGCCAGACAATTGGCTATGCAAAACAGCGCTCAAAGCTCCAGAATTATTCGTTTTTCCTCACATCAGTCGTGGCTTCGCTATACGGCTGCAGTCAACGCTATCAAATCAGCGGTGCGCAATGAAACTGCTGGCCAAAACATGCAGCAGCTAGAAGCTGAATTGTTACAGCAGCAGCAAACCAAGCGCTAGTAGCGACTTAGAAAACTGACGCTAGAAGAGGTTGGCCTGCGCGGGGCCTTTTGGCGGCTTGGGAGGCGCAGCCGGCGGCGGCCGCACCGCTCGGACCTCGAACCAGGCGGTGTGCGAATCAGCCAAGCCCCGCATGCCTTCGGCGCGGGCTCGCTGTGTGGCGTTGACCCACGCGGCGGCAAGGCCCCGCTCCGACTCGGTCAACTCGTCTGAATCGCTTTCCTGGCTCAGCAGCCAGGCCCGCAGCGCGCCCTGTACGGCCAGGGGGCCATGTAGCGCTTGCTCAAGCGCCTTGCGGTAGCGCCATTCCGCGTCACCAGGTTCGGACGCTGAATACGGTGTGTAGTCCAGGAGCGTGATCGAAACCTGGCGGCGGGCGGCCGCGATAGCAGCGTCACCGCCATGATCGATCTGGGCAATAGTGCGGCCCTGTGTCTCCGCCATAGCAGCGCCGATGGCGGCAAACACTTCATCCATGTTGCGCTTCATGTCAGAAGGGCACCGGACATTCAAGCAGCTCGACCGGGCCGGCGCCGCGGTAGACGATATCGCCCGAGGCCTTCTCCCGCACGGTGCAGGCGCGGCCCGTCAGCACGATCTCGTAGGCGTGCGGCTCCAGCGGCAGGTGGTTGGCCGCCGGCCAGGTCGCCATGATCCCAGGATGCACCGTGGGCGGCAGGTCGGGCGTGCGGAGGAGGGTGGGGTAGGGAATCCAGGCCATTTCGTTTCCTTGAAGCGTTTCGTCAGTCGGGGGCGATCACCTTGCCTTGGGCATCGATCCGATCGGCCCAAATGGCGCCCCACCTCCAAAACCTGGACCGATAGTGCGAAAAGCTGCTGGCTTCGTACCTGATCCGGACCAGACCGAGGTCGGGCACATCCAGATCCGAAAATCGAGGCATGCCGGCTGACGAATCTGGCGGCGGAAAGCCTTTGGAGCCCTCTGAGATGAGGTCGCCGGACACTCGGGCGAGCCAGCCGTTATGTGACGCCCAGCCGTAGGACGCGCTGGCCGCCGGCGGATGTGTTGGGGTAATGTTTGGATTGGGCACTGTTCAAATATACAGTTATCGGTGCCCGTAGCGGTTGGTCACGCGGCAGGCCGCGCCGCGCCTCACAGTGGCAAAAACCCACTGGAGCGCTCATGCAATACCACTCCCTTCAAGTCATGACCGATGGCACCGGCGGCTACCGCTGGACCATCCTGGCCCCCACCGAAGATTGGAATGTATTCACCCAGCACAGTGCGGCCGAGGAGGATTTCCAAAGTTACGCCGATGCGTTGAACGCCGGCACATTGGCTCTGGCGGCGGCCGACGGCGAGTCTTACGAAAACGAGGCGGCTGATCCGGTGGGAGATGCAGACGGCGCTGCGGCCATTGCCCGGCTCGGCTGATAAAAGCCGCTGTCAGTCGGTCGGATCCACGACGGGCAGCTTCGTCATTCAAATCACAACGCATGGCCGAGACGAAGGGGTCGAAGCGGTGGGGAATAAATTGACCACCTCGGCGCAAACTAGGCGGTGGGCGCACTCAGCGCGCAACCCGCCTCCCTCTGGCGGCCAGCCTGCGCACACGGCGCGCCGTGCGCGGGGAATACTCATAATCCTTTGGTCGCTTGGTGCGGCGGCCATAAATCTGTAGTGGTAACAGAAGCTGTACTCTCTTTTTGACCGCCTTACACGTCACCGTAGATTTTTTCAATTGCGCAAACGGCCACACGCGCTTTGTCTAACGTATCTGACATAAGGTTGGCTGCGGCACGATACCGCAAGGCCAGTTCTTCGACCGTTTTAGGTTCCGCAATTCTTTTCTCATAGATGCTATCCATCGAATGAAAGTCCTCCAGCACAGAAGAAATTTGCGTATATACGACCGCAATTAAGGTTGGGAGATTTTTAGGAAGAATCCCTAGCCTTCCGCAATTTGATTTGTAGACGGCCCGGTACTCTTCGTTTGCGCGCAGTGCGAAATATGTTGGATTTCCTGCATTCTCCATGTTGGTCGCAATCGAATGGAGTATGGCTATGTAATTCCTGATCTCAACAATGTTGATGATGGCTTTCATCTCACCTGCAAACGCGCGTGCCAACTGTTCCGCAGCGTATCGCGCTTCGAGGTGCTTCCCGAACCAAGTACCGAAGGCAGAGCCGACAAGTGCAAGTCCGCCGCCGAGCGCAATTCCTACATAAGAAACATCTGCCATATCTTTAAAATTTCTCGTTTTGCAGGGAGTGCACTCTTTGCAGCGGGCCCAGCCTTAGGTTTAAGAGCACGTGTGCTTTGGGATAGCAGAAACTCACCATTGGAGATAGGGGATTAAATCCCGGTTATTTTATTTAATAGGGTTGGCTGATCAAAATATGGAATTAGCTGCAATTGCTTCGGCCTAAATCCGCGCCGAAATGTCCGAAGCTGACTCACGGTAGTACGTGTTGAACAGCAGGCTGATGTCCTTGTGACGGCTGATGCGTGCCAGCGTCATAACGTCCATTCGGCGCGCCATCAGAGTCAGCGCAGTGGCCCGGCTGTCGTGGAAAGTGAGGTCCTTAATGCGAAGCTGGGTAGTCAGTTTCGAAAATAGAGTGCTCGCCTCATTTGCGCCGACCGTAAATACGGCCGGGAACAGCTTGCGGGCACGACGGGGGACGGGCACCACTACCAGCTTCGTTTTGCCGCCCTTCGTCGTCTTCCCCGAATCCTCGCCGGCGAGCAGCATGACGCGCCGGTCGGGATCGTAGGCGCCCTCGAGCACTTCTTTTAGCCGCAGGCCAGTGTGCAGAGCAATTCGAAAAGCAGCGATCACCTCCGCCGTCTTACCTTCACGGTCAGCGCGCAGGACGGTCCGTATCTGGCGCCAGCGCCATAGTTGCGTGCGTGGTGCGCCGTCCTCGGGCATGCGCAGTCCTGTGAAAGGGCTGGCCGTGATCCACTTCCATTCGTCACGCGCCAGGGAAAACATGTGACGCATCAGATTAATTTCGCGCAGCACCGTAGAAGTCTTTACGGCTGGACGACCCGGCCCGCCGGCCAGCCGCCAGTCTCGCCACTCGCCAATGTGGGCCGTGGTGATGCTAGCGATTTTGGTCTCGGGCTTGAAATACTCCATGAAGGAGGCGAAGCGCCGGGCTTCCCAGGCTGGGTCGGCTTTCGTGCTGCTGACTGTGTGCAGGTACTTTTCGACCGCACTGCCGAACGTCTCGCCGCCGGCGCCCTTCAGGCCATCAAGCTCAGCCTCTTTTTTCAGCGCCCAAGCCTGAGCTTCTCGTTTCGTGTCGGCGACGTGCGTGGCCCTATGGCCGTGGCGCTGAACCTCAGCTCGCCACTTGTCACGGTACTTGCGGATGTAGGCCAT